TGGCTTCGAGATCATGGCGCTCAGTTCGGCCCCGCGCGGGCTGCGCGGCAAGCAGGGCGTGATCATCATCGACGAGGCGGCCTTCGTTGACAGCCTGCCGGAACTTCTGAAGGCGGCGCTGGCGTTTCTGATGTGGGGCGGTCAGGTCGTGGTCTGTTCTACCCATGACGGCGTTGACAATGCGTTCAACGCGACAATCCAGGACATCCTCGCCGGGCGGTCAAAATACCAGCATATCCGCATCGACTTCGATCAGGCGCTGACCGAGGGGCTGTATCAGCGCATCTGTCTGGTCACCGGCAAGGCGTGGTCGGCGGCGTCAGAGGCGGCCTGGCGGCAGGACATCATCGACTTCTACGGCGATGGCGCTGACGAGGAACTCTTTTGCATCCCGTCGTTGTCGTCGGGCTCATGGTTGCCAGCGCCCTTGATCGAAGCGCGCATGGTGGTCAAGACGCCGGTGCTGCGGCTGGAACTGCCACCGGACTACATGTTCCGCGCGCGCCTGCAACAGGCCGCGGTGATGGCCCCTTTTCTCGAAGCGTTGCGGGCGCAGCTCGCAGCCCTTGATCTCGGGCCGCAGTTTGCCTTCGGCTTCGACTTTGCCCGCGTGGCCGACCTCACAGCCGGGTCTTTAATCGCCATTGAACAGCGCCTGAAACGCCGCGAGGTTCTGGCGTTTGAATTGCGCAACGTGCCGGGGGTCGAGCAAAAGCAGATCGTGCGGATGATCTTGCAGTGCGTGCGCGCCCGCCTTGTAGGGGCCGCGTTTGACGCCACCGGAATGGGCTGGACCGTGGCCGAAGATCTGGGCCGGGAGTTTGGCCTGCGCGAAGACCCGCAAGGTTCCGGCCTGGTGATGGCGGTCAAATTCTCCGAAGAATGGTACCGGCTGCACATGCCGCCGCTGAAGGCCGCGATTGAAGACGACATGATGGACCTGATCGCCGATGCCGAGCATCTGTCCGATCTGCGCGCCGTCAAGCTGGTGCGCGGGATCGCCCGCGTGCCTGCCCTGCGGGACGGCACCACGGGCAGGAAGCGCCACGGCGACCACGCAATTGCCGTCGCCCTCGCCCATTGGGCCAGCCGCCAGCGCTTTGTCGAATATGGCTATCAGGCGGTGCCGCGCGGCCAGAGCCAGAGTGGGAAACCGGGCCTGACCCCCGAAGATGATGATTTGCGTGCCCGCGACTGGTTCACTCCGCCGCTCGGCGCTGGCTTGCGGGGGGGCATCTGATGCGGTGGCTGTTCCGGACCACAATGCGCGGCCTCGGTGGTTTGGCGGGCGATCTCGGGCTTTGGCTCTATTGGGCCGGGAAACATGGGCAGCAACGCTGCCACAGAAGGAGCAAGCCATGAAATCCCCCGTCCTGCTGGATGCCTATGGCAAACCGATCGAACGCAAGGCGCTGACCCAGGAGGTGGCGGCGGCGAGCTATGGCGGGGTGCGCAGCCCGATCACCGGCTATCCCGGCGACGGTCTGACCCCGGCCACGCTGGCCGCGATCCTGCGCGAGGCGGATGCGGGTGACCCGCTGCGCTATCTCGAACTGGCCGAAACCATAGAAGAGCGGGATCTGCATTACCTCGGGGTGCTGGGCACCCGCCGCCGCGCGGTCAGCCAGATCGAGGTGACCGTTGAAGCCGGGTCGGATGCGCCAGAGCATGAAACCCATGCCCAGATGGTGCGCGACTGGCTGAAGCGCGACGCGTTGCAGGAAGAGCTGTTCGATATCCTTGACGCGGTCGGCAAGGGCTATTCGTTCACCGAGGTAACGTATGAGGAGTCGGAAGGCCAATACCTGCCGCGCCTCGAGCCCCGTGACCCGCGCTGGTTCCGGTTTGATCGCCGCGACATGACCACGCCGATGCTGCTGGTCGAGGGCGGGCAGGAAGAACCCCTGAAGGCGGGCAAATTCATCTTTGCCCGGATGCAGGCAAAGTCGGGCCTGCCGGTGCGCGGCGGTATCGCCCGTGCCGCGCTCTGGGCGTATCTCTTCAAGATGTACACCCAGCGTGACTGGGCGATCTTCAGCCAGACTTACGGCCAGCCGGTGCGGGTCGGCAAGTTCGGGGCCGGTGCCACGGCAGAGGACAAGGCCACGCTGTTCCGGGCGGTGGCCAATATCGCCGGGGATTGCGCGGCGATCATCCCGGAGTCAATGATGATCGAGTTCATCGAGAGCGGCAATGTCGGCGCGGGCCACGGCATGTACAAGGAGCGGGTCGAATTCCTTGATCAGCAGGTCTCCAAGGCCGTGCTGGGCCAGACGGCGACCACGGATGCGGTGGTGGGCGGCCTGGGGTCGGGCAAAGAGCATGGCGACGTGCGCGCCGACATCAAGAGCGCGGATGCCAAGGTGCTGGCCGCGGTGTTGAACCGTGATCTGATCCGGATCTGGGTGCAGATGGAATTTGGCCCGCAGCGGGTCTATCCGCATCTGCGCATCGAAGACCCGCAACAGGAAGACCTGAAGGCGTTGGCCGATGCACTGGGCCCGCTGATCGACCGCGGCCTTGAGGTCGAGCAGGCAACCATGCTGCAGCGCTTTGGTCTGCCGGAACCCCGGAAAGGGGCCAAAATGCTGCGGCCAGCGCTCGCGGGCGCACTGCCGACGGACACTCCCGGTCCGGATCGCGAGATTAAACGGGTTTCAGGCGAAATTAAACGGGGTGACGCCCTTCCGGGCACATCGGCCGCCCTGAATGCGCAAGGGCCGTCAGCGGGCAAAAATCAGGGGTCTGATCCGGTGGACCATCTGACCGCCCGGCTGGCGATCGAGGCCGCCCCGGCGATGGCAATGATGCTGGGGCGGATCGAGGCAATGCTGGCGGCGGCGGGCAGCTTGGATGAGTTCCGCGCGATGCTGCTGGCGGGCTTCCCGGACCTTGACGGCAGCGGGCTGGCGGCGACGCTGGCGGCGGGGATGCTGGCCGCGCACGGGGCCGGGCGCGTGGCGGTTGATGAGGCCGCCGGGTGAGCGACATCGCCGCCAGCTTTCGCCGCCCGTTTGACGCGCAGGTCGCGGCCTACCGGCTGCGGCTTGGCAATCTGGTGCCGACCGCGCGGTGGGATGATCTCTCGCACGCCGAGCACGACCGCGCCTTCGTGGTGGCGGGGGCGGTCAAGGCCGACCTGCTGGCCGACCTGGGGGCGGCGGTGGACCGGGCGATCAGCGAGGGCACCGGGTTCGAGGCGTTCAAGACCTCGTTTCGCACCATCGTCGAACAGCACGGCTGGCACGGCTGGACCGGCGAAGGCACGGCCAGGGGCGAGGCGTGGCGGATGCGGGTGATCTACCGCACCAACATGCTGACCAGCTACGCGGCGGGCCGCATGGCGCAACTGGTGGACGGCAAATTCAAATTCTGGGTCTACCGGCACGGCAACGCGCTGGAACCACGTCTGCTGCATCTGGCGTGGAATGGCACCGCGTTGCCGCCGGATCATCCGTTCTGGGCGACCCACTATCCGCCGAACGACTGGGGCTGCACCTGCTATGTGACCGGTGCGCGCACCGAGGCCGGGATCCGGCGGGTGGGCGGCGACCCGGGCAAGCAACTGCCGGACGGCTGGGAGGGGCTGAACCCGAAGACCGGCACGCCGGCCGGGGTGGGCAAGGGCTGGGACTACGCGCCGGGGGCAAGTGCGGTTGATGACGTGCTGGCGGCGGTCCGGGCCAAGGCGGAGGTGCTGCCACCGCAGATCGCGGGCGATCTGATCCAGAGCATGGTGCAGTCAGAGGCTTTCGCGGGTTGGTTTGCTGCGCCACGTGGGGTTTGGCCACTGGCACGGATCACAACCGAAGATGCGGCGGCACTCGGCGCGCGCACCACGATCGCCGATCTGTCCGCCGAGACTGCGCGAAAGCAGGCACTCGTTCATGGCGATCTTACGGCGGCAGACTATGCCATGGCCCAGACGGTTGTCGATCATGCGACGCGGCGCATCCAAGACACGCCGCAATCTCTGATCTACCTGCTGATTGAGCCGGGCAGCCAGGGCCATGTGCTGGTGGTAAAGGCCACGCGATCCGGCGAGGGGCTGTTTGTCACCAGCTTCCGACGTCTGAGCCGGGACGCGGCCCGGCGGGACCGGGAACTGAACCGGCTGCTGGGAAAGGCGCTGCCGTGATGCGGGTGGCAGGGCCCCCCGCCCGGTTGCCCGGAAACCCTGCATGGCGCTCCGATCCGAAGATCGTGCTACGGCCGGGAGAATATTACCGTGTCACACCCGCAGACAGAACATAGGCAGCAGAATGAGCGAAAGCAACAGGCCCACCACCGTCACCATCGGCCCGGCCACCCTTATGTGCGGCGATGCGCTGGCGCTGCTGGCGGCGGGCAGGCTGGGCTGCGATGCCATCATCAGCGATCCGCCTTACGGCATCAGCTATCAGCACGGGGGGGGCGATGATCACCATTGAACTCAAGGATGCCGAACTTCAGGCGGCGCTGTCCGGGCTGGAGGCGCTGCTCGCGGACCTCAGCCCGGTGATGAACGAGATCGGCGATTTTCTGGTGACCGCGACCAAGGACCGCATGGCAGCGGGCAAGACGCCCGAAGGCAGTCCCTTCGCCCCGCGCTCGGCCGCCACGCTGGCGATCTATGCCAGGCGCAAGATCACATTCGGCCCCACGCCGCTGCGGCAGAGCGGTGATATGGGGCAGCAGATTGCCCACAGCTACGGGCCAGACAGCGTCCAGGTCGGATCGAACGCGATCCAGGCGGCGGTGATGCAGTTCGGGGCGGTGAAGGGCGCGCTCGGGGCTTATTTCTACACCGGCAAGGGTGGCGGCCATGTCGATGGCTCCAGCCCCTGGGGCGACATCCCGGCGCGCCCCTTTCTCGGGCTGTCGGATGAGGACCGCAGCGGGATCCTCGACATCGTCAGTGAAGCCCTGGCGGCGGCGCTGCAGGCTTGACCGGCGGGGCGGGCCGGATCATGGTCTGACCTGAAGCCGGTTGTTCCGGCGCCGCCAGCACGTGCTGCTCTGCCCCACGGCGACACCCCCGAAACTGCATCCCCCGGCACAAGGCGGCGGCGGTGTGGCATCAACGGGGCATGACAAAGAGCCCCGACACCCGCCTGTTCACCGCGACGCTTGCGGCACTCGACCTTCCCGCAACGGATGGCGTGCCGGAGTGGGTGCATCTGTTGCCGATCGACGGCGAAATCCGCACGTTCGACGGCCGGGGCCCGTTCCGGGTCGCCGACGCGGAGGCGGTTATCGCCGCCTCGTTGTTTGCCGATCCCCGCGAGGCGAACGGCCTGATCGTTGATGAAAACCACGCCTCGGAACTGGCCGCCGGCAAAGGTGGCCCGTCGCCATCGCGCGGCAAGATCAAGGCGATGGAAGTTCGCGCGGGCGGCATCTGGGGGCACGTCGCCTGGAATGCCGCCGGCCGCGCATTGCTGGCGGATCAGTCCTATCGCGGCATCAGCCCGGTCATCATCCACGACGCAGAGTATCGGGTCTTGCGGATCAAGAATGCCGCTCTGGTCAATTATCCCAACCTGCGCGGGCTTACCGCGCTCAATCAGGAGCAATCCATGGATCTGACAAAGCTGGCCGAAGCCCTCGGCCTGCCCGTCACCGCGACGATCAACGAGATGGTCGCCGCTGCCGCCAAGCTGCAAGGCAGTGGCCAGTCTGAAGTCGAAGTGCAGGCGGCGATGGCCGAGATTGCCACAGCCCTGGGGGTGTGCGGCACCGACCGCGCGGCGATCGTGGCGGCGGCGCAGGCCCGAAACACCGCGCCGCCGGCCGAGATTGCCGCGCTGCAGGCCGAGCTGACCACGGTGGCCAGCCAATTGAGCGCGCTGCAATCTGAGGGTGCCAAAGCCAAAGCCACCGCCTTCGTCGATGGTGAAATCACCAGGGGCCGCGTCGGCGTGAAGCCGCTGCGCGACCACTACATCGCGATGCACATGCAAGACGCTGCCCGCGTCGAAAAAGAGATCGGCGCGCTGCCGGTCCTTGGTGGCGGCAATCAGGCCACGGCTGGGCCGCCCGCCAATGGCGGCGAAATCACCGCGCTGAATGCCGAGCAGATCACGGCCGCCAACCGGCTGGGCCTTGGCCATGACGCCTATCTCGCGACGCTCAAGGCCGAGCGCGCCAATCAGGAGCAAAACCGATGACCGCACTGACCCAGGACCGCAACACCCCCCAGGCGATGGGCGACATCGACGTCGGGCTTCTCGGGGCCAACCAGACGATCCACGCCGGGTCGATCCTGATGCGCAACGCCTCGGGGCATCTGATCGCGGGCGCCACCGCCACCGGCGCGTTCGGGGTGGGCCGTGCCGAGGCGGCGGGTACCAGCACCACCGCCGGGGTGACCAACCAGCGCTATAGCCCTGGCATCTTCCGCTTCGCCAACTCGGCCGCCGGCGATCTGATCGCCACCGCCGACATCGGGGCCGCCTGT